CGGCCCTTTATTTTAGTCTTCCAGGGTGATTCTATATGAATCTATCTTTGGAGACTTTTATCGTACTACAGACGTTAGTGAAGCGCTCGTGCTATATCAGTCGCGTGTTTCACACCACTCAGTGGTTCCTTAACATGAAGCGAGGTAAAGGCTGCTTTCCCCGCGTTTTATTTCTTTTATTTATTTGTTTTATTTTGTTTTATTAAGCTTTATTAAATTACTATATATACTTGCTTAAATAGATCGCAGTGCTCTCAATTGTGGAGTGCCAGCGATCATTCGTTGTTCATCAAACCAACATCCCCATCGGAGTCGCAGGCTTCGATGATCTCGTTTTCGAGATCACCTGTGACTAGTCCTCCCCTCCCGCGTCCTCCGCGTCGTGGAAGTGTTGGTTGAACACTCAACCCACCCAACATGTGTCGCACGTCGGGTTGTCCCAGTTGTTCACCGAACAACTGTAACCGCACAACACCAGCAAGGTTCTTGTTTTGACTCAACGTCTGGTGTTGCAATAACGTAGGGGTGATTCTGAAACCCCAGTATTCAGACTCCCTATCGAGCACTTTATTAACGGCTTTGTTAAAAACCGTATGCTCGAACGGGGGTATGTTTTTCAGATTGAGCGATTTGTAACATCGCTCGATGAAAGAGAAGAACTCTTTCTCACTCACTAATGCATATCGAGCGCAAAGCTGCGCCCTTATGATAGCCTTCGCTTTATCGACGGCTTCTTTCAACTCTCCGTTCAAAACGCAGAGTTTGTTGGTATTCGTCAGAGAAGTGACGTAGAAGGTGTTCAACCTGGTGCTTAACGATGTCGTGATCATGAGCAGCATGTTGAACGAGGTGATCGCTTCGATCAACCCGTTCCGAGTGTTGATCTTCTCCGGCTGAGTACATTCAGCCAAGTAGTCTTTCTCGTTTGTGATGCGTCCTAGAACGGCGGTGGTGAAGTAAGCCATAGATCGATTCTAAAGTTTTTCAAATTAAATTAACTGATAGTGATTGATGCAATAATCGGGCGCGTGCAGCGCTACGTCTGTATTTAATTAAACTAGTTTATTCAACCCCTTCGATTCCGAAGGTGAACATTCTCCGTTCGCGTGTAATCGCACACGCGAGGGTGAGACTCAATCACGCCGTTTTGCTGCCGCCAAACTTTCTATGGTCTCGTTGAGCGTCGCCACCAAGGAGTTAATATCTGAAGATTCTATCACTCTACGATTTATTTCTATATGATCGCGTCCTTCTATTACTTTCACGCAGCTGGAGACGATTAAAAGCAACTCGTTGTATATACCCACCAATTTGTGTAAGCACAGATCGTTGTGCACACGACTATTCTCAACATACTCGTTGAGGTCGTCGCGTTTTCTCTTGAGATATTGTTCAACGCTTTCTCCGGATTGCATTGTTGGATGTTGAATAGAAAGGTAATTTGTGGTTAATGCGATCAATACGTCCTTTGATCGTTTCACATACGTGTCGTGGATTCGTCTGAGCTGTATTCCACTGTCTAAAAGACAAGTCGAGCCTCTATAAACCAGCCCTATATCACAAGTTTACCATCGTGATTTGCTTCAAGCGCCACGACTTTACACTTCCCAGAAGATCTACTAACGATTTCACCGGTGAACAATCATTGCATAAAATGGATCTGTTAACCACAGGGTCGCTGTCGAACGTTACGACGGTCCGCCTCAAACAACCATGGTAAATCGTGAATGTTGATGAGAAATCATGTAGCACGTTGGTGCTGATACTGTCGTTTTTACCGATGTTAAGAACCTGCACTCCCGGCTCCACCAAGCAAGAATCGAAGAATTCCGATAGGGTATATTCACCATTTCCGGTTTCAGAAATTTCAACACCGTCCCAAGAATATGCGTCATCCACCAGGCACATTCGTCCTTTATCGATCAAACTCTCTCTATATCCCAACCAGGAACACTCGCGATCGATAAAGATCGTTGCAGATTTGTTGTTTGTTGCACCTCCATACGAATCCATAGTCTAAGGTTGCTTCGCATCCGCGTTTAAAGCAGTATCGATTCCAATCGATGGATAAGATTACACTATTCCGAATAACTTCCTTTTATATCCCTCGTGTGTTTTACGACGCCACTCCGAGTTTCTCGAGTGTTATGAGTTGATTACCGATCTCAGTGACTTCTTTGCTACGCTTCAACAGTGTCTTCCTGCAACTCACAATAGCCGCGCGCATTTCATCTGAGAGGCGCTTGTCTGCGCCAACTAAGAAGTCAGCTGCAGCCCAGGCATATTGCTTTGGGGCGTTAGCTCGCAGCGATCTCTCGCAATTGAACAACTCAGGCATGGCGAATGCGACGTCTAAATACAACTCTTCGCAACTTCTAGCCCACAAGCGGAGATTATTCTTCCCAGAGCGAGGCACCAGATCACTGATTTTACTCAGGATGTCTTCCTTGATGGTGTATTCTTTATCCTTCACCGTGTACGTGATTCCACTACCGCTTTGACTAGCAACGACTTTTTCAGAAGTCGACACCCTATTCAACAGTGGCATCAGCATATAGAGGTGCACATCAGTGTCATCCATCGGTATTTTGTACTCGTCGGTTAAGATCTTCACTAATCCCTTGCTGACCACGGCAAGTTCGGAATCATTCAATTCTTTATCTAGCTTAATAGACACATCTTTCACATCGCGTAAAGTCAATTTCGGCGCACCCGTCGACATGGTGTTCTTATTCAACTACGGTAATTCGAGATTCTCTTAAATGGAAAACTTTTCACACTTGCGTAATCTCTATAAATTTAAAATTTCGCTGTGCGGAATTAGACTAACTGTCGTTGCTGACATCATCGTCGTCTCTCGTTGTACGAGATCGAACCGAATTCGCAATTCACCTAGTGACTTGATTACCCAAATCACTGAGGCTGATGAGACCGCCAGATAAGTCCGTGGTGACTCGATCGAGATTCACTTCTTGCGACCGCCGCAATATGGCTCTATCTAACTCCGTGAAATCAGGTGAGGCTCCGGTGAGGAAGTCCGCGCTTAAGTATCCCTTAGACATGGGCGTGCCAGCGCGGGTGCACCTTCGTGATTCGAACAGCTGGGGTTTCTTGCTAGCCATGAACACCAGACCAGTTTCGTTGGTGGCTCCCCATTTGCGTAAACCGTTAGGCTGGGAAGCAATCTGCGGTAGTTGCTTGATATAAGGAAATATATCGCTATCTCTCAACTCGTACTTAACGCCATTTATGGAGTATTCTATATACCCCTTTTCATCATCTTTCACTTTGCGGGAAGTTGTTCGAGTGGCCAAACGAGTGAGGAGGACGAGTAAGTGAATCGGTTTGTCCCCATCATTCGCATGGTTCAACTCTTTAATCTTGGCGAAGATTTTGTTGTTTATCTCAGTGTTCTCTTTCGTATTGAATACTTCTGAGCTGTACTGCTCTATCGAATTAACATCGAGATTCTTAAGAATAGTGGCCGCGTCAAACCCTTTCTTCTTAGCCGCATCGTCTGCCATTTCACCCGTTAGACCACAATGTGATGATCGTTGGACTGCGTCCTCGATTGCGCTAAGAACTCAATTAGTTGGCGGTGACCTGTGAGTGTTTGTTTTGCCTTCGTGTCAACGATCCACAAATACCCTAATTTCATATCACAAGTCGCCCAGACTTATTAGAGATTTCGAAATCCTGGTAATCTTCGCGTGTGCGTTGTCGCTTCTTTTCCGTTCTCTCTCAAGTAAGGTGATTCTACCATTCCGCGTAGGCTTCCGTTTCGGGAGTAACGAAATTTTTGCTCCCAATTTCAGATCGACTTTCTTCCTAACGGAGCAAAGGTACGCCATTTCTTCGTTGTTCAATCCGTCAAATATTACTTGTTTGTAATAATCGATGTTTAAATAACCCATGTTGGTCTGCATCTTCATCTCGACCAAAGGGGGAAATCTTAGGTTTAACCTCCTGAAAATCTCGAAAGCTACATTGGACTTTCTCCCATTGAAACTCCTACGCACATTAATTCGCGGATTCCACCTTTGACATGTGTTAAAAAAATCTTCCACCTTACTCATGTGGACGCGTATTGAATATTTTTCACTCAAGACAACGTCGATATACTCAGGTCGTGGATCCACCCTGCTTTTACTGGTGCGGTGAATCCCATAATAAACGAAAAACCCTATCCACCTGTGGGAGTATTCCACCGTTGGATTACTTTCGAACAGTAAAGCATCGACCATCTCCTCAATTTCTTCCATCAATCTCTCTCCGATCACCAATTCGAGAGCTACGACGCTCTTTCCAAGTGTTACCTCCATATCCTCAAGAGATAACGAATTCATATTTCTACAGAAATCGTCAGCCCTCAAACCCACTATTAGTCTGGCATCTTGAGTTTTGGCGCGCCCTTCGTATTCCCAAATCTCGGAGATCAAGGGAGCATATTCGCTCACGAATTGAGTCACGTGTTTGACGTTCTTTTTGAACGACGTGTCGAACACCGTGTACTTCGAAATAAATTCGAGAAACATACCCGTCAAGAGAGGATTCTCAATGGGGTCGACGTTAAGAGTTGTTGTGGAGTAATAACTCCTTATCCAATTCATAACGGGCTCTGCAACTAGTCGTTCGTCATTGGACTTAGACAAGTAATCATTCCTGTATGTGGACACGCAAAACGCTAAATACGATTTCAACTTGGTTACTATCTCGACCTTCTCTTTTGAACCGAGAGTGTCTTTAAAGACCGTCGCTTTATATTTCAGGACATCCTTCGGACCGATAAGCACTCCCGCCGAGTTCGATAATGCCCAGAAATGTTGCACATAAGCTTTCCCGCTACCGAATGGGCGATCCGTTATGTGTTGTCCTACTGCGTTTAGTGAAAACTTGCAGCCAGCTTCGAATTTCGAATTAATGTTAACTAGTGGTATCGGTTTTAAATCCTCCGTAGTATAGCATTCGATCCCCTTCAGAGCTGAACTAACCCTCACTCCGCATAGTCTAGCGATACCATTGAGGTGTACACTGAAGTGCAGAAGACACAATTCGCGAAGGATGGTATTCCCAGTCGCTTCAAGCATATGCGCTTTAGAGACCTCCGTCCCGTTGTTCTTTTTGTGATTCCATGTCAATACGTTAGAGTCAAAATTCGCCTCCGCCTTTGACAGGAACTCGTTTGACTCTTCCGCCCCGTAGAATACCTTGAAAAGGTCTCCCCAGTAATAGCTCGGCGCTGTTTGCGTCATCACCGCTTATTAGGTTAGAATGCTTCTGTGAAGCTTCATAATACGAACACCCGGTTGCTAACGTAGTGACTATTTCGTCAGCGTATTTTCTTGACTTATCTCTGCTGCGATCTGTTCTGCTGGTTATGAGTAAAAATTTTGCCATATCTTCATCGAGATCTTCTGAATTGATGACGACTCTGTTGGGTCTGCTGCACAATCCGAAATCGTAATGTGGTTTAGATTCCGTGTCGACCAACACATTGTTTGATCCCCTTAGGAAGCATTTGATAACGCCTAAAGAGTCGACTTCGGTTAGAACAGTCACCTCGAACCTCTTCACGTTATGAGTGACTCCCAGAAGTTTGAGATTCACGTCGCTGACGAAGACTCGCGTGCACTTCCTACAGTGCGGGCTGTCCCCTTCGAACAGTGCTATGGTGAATGACGAATTCGGTCCCGTATCGAGTAAATTAATTATTTTCTCCCCCACGTACGGTATCGGAGAACCCGCTGCGCACACATTCATCATTTTGCATCTGAAATCAGCTATACCAATCGACTGTGAAGCGCAATCGACAAGTAAGAGACCGTTTGGTGTCTGCATACTATCTGCGTATAGCGCACACCCGATTGCTACTGCACCCCTAGGATCAGGAATCGGTACTATGCGTTTAATGAGCCTAAATTTCCGTAACTCCTGGTGTAGACCGGGTAAGTACGACGACCCCCCCACTATTATTAGAGTCGTACTCTTATCGCCACTGAACCCGGCTAATCGCACCACATCTTCGAGCAAGACCATCGTTCTGTTTATGAAAGGCAAAGCGATGCTATAGATGTCTTCTTGAGACACATAAACGTCGTATGAATCCCCCCCTAACTCGAAGTGGTATCTTATCGCTTCAGTTTCTTTACTTAAACTCTCCTTTAAATACGAAACTTCCACATTACCTTCAGCAGTACAACCGGCTCTGCTCTTAATCAAGTCGGAGAATGCTTTATCCACGTCTCGCCCTCCTAAATTCATATCACCATTCGAAGCTCCGACTGTGAACGTTTGATCAACTCTGTAAACAGCTGACACATCGAAGGTTCCACCTCCGAAGTCATATACTAACAGCTGTTGATCCCCTTGTTCGAGGTCGGACACTGACGATAACGCTGCTGCGGACGGTTCGTTTATGATCCTGTTGCAAGTGTAACCCGACAATGAAACGCATTCTTGCGTAAAAGTCCTTTGAATAGTGTTGTACCCGGCGGGAACAGAGCATACGACCCCTGTGCACTCGATTTCGAAAGCTTTTTCTGCCGACGATAAAATGCATCTCACGAAAGCGGCGATGGCGTCGGGGATGCGCATGTTTGAAATCTGACCACCGTAATCTTCAACCGCCACCGTTTTGAGTGTACCATCACCATATTGCATTAAGTGCACTCCGTAAAGAGGTTTTAATTTATTTTTAAAGGTTGTGATGTTTTCTTCACAACATCCAACCCACCTCTTCAGATCGCGAAAATACAATCCTTTGAGTTTACGCTTAAAAGCCAATTCGGCGTCAAACCCAAATTTTATGTCCCGAGATGAGTCGGGAAGGAAGATTGAAGTGGGTATGTATGCACTATCGTTCTGTTTATACAAAAAGAGACATCCGTCGTTATAAACGCAGACTGATGAAAAAGTCGTGCCGAAATCCAGACCAAAGAGAACCATGTTCACCTCACGGTAACTCGAGCAGACGATTCAAGATCTCGGTTATCGCGGGCGGGGCGTCGAACTGCAAAGAATAAAAACAGAAAGAACGTAACGAAAACGACGTCCCCGAAGAAGAAAAGTAAAAGAAACTTCAGACCACAGTCCATATATTCAAACGCACGACGGAGACAGTGTCTACCGTCCTCACGCCCTACACCCCCCCCCCCGCCCCCTTTAGAACCAACTTAATTTAAAGTGGGGTTCTTGTAAGGGTGGGGTTCCAACGAAATCAAATTCATTTGAATTCGACCGCAACTTCTTTCATACCCGGAAGTTTCTCAAAGTTAGTCAGAATTCGTCTAAAACACGGATTCCGGGTTCCTATAAGGGTGTGGTTCATCAGAATTCAGGTCTGACTCGAATTCGATGCACAGACCTTTGATCCCGGGGTATCTTCTCACCACGAACTCTGGTAGAGAGCGTTGAAGAAATTTACTCACCATGGGAACAACGATCCAACCCCTCACTTCGGGGTATAATCTGCGAAAAGTCTTGAAATTAGCCCTCAAACAGTGGATGGAACAGATAGCCATATTTGTGTATTCGCTGCTGAAATTGTGCTTGAAGTGTACGAGTTCAGTGAGAATATCGATTACGATTTGGTCATCGAAGCCGCTTGTGAGATCTTTGAATGATTCGAAAAGAGCCATGAGGTAATCAATAGAGACCTCTTGCAAAGGAGCTCCCAACTTCACCAGTAATTTGTAAGGATCGGGTAGGAACACGACTCTATTGCCTGTGAAAACGAGGAATTTCGAACAAAAGTATGGGACTGAAGGGTTCATGAACTTCGTTTCGAATCCTGTCTCTAAGCATATCGTCTCAGAAAAATTTTTAATCGGTTTCTTTGAGAAAATCAAAGAATCGTCGCCAGAGACGAAAAGAGCGTCAAATTTTTCGATGTCATAGTACAAGGAGAGAATCCCTAGCGTTACCAACGAGTTACCCACCCAAGTGTTGGAAGCTCCTGAACGCCTTTGGTTCTCAACCGTGAAACTCAATTGACCGTCGAGAGTTCGAGCGCGACCCTCATATTCACCCTCCATCCACACATCGAGCAGTTCGGCATCAAATCCGAAACTCTCATAAATGCGTCTCTCGAACGCTTTGATGAATTTGTCCTGCGATTTATCAAATTTGCTAAAGTCCACTTCCCCGACCTCATAGTCGCAAGAAAAACCTAGCATACTCCCCACTAAGTCGCCGAATGTCTCAAGAGGCATCTCAGTGTATAGCTTAATGTTGTCTTTGAGTACGTAGATCAGACGGTTTTTGAACTCATCGAAGCATTGAGAGTAAACGGCGTTCACGACTTTCCGGTGAAACATAATATTTTGTGCCGGAGGATGCTTAACGAGACTGGATGCATCCAGTTTCACTTTAGCATCTGCTTTCACCATCAGCTTAAAACGGCGTATTTCCGATTCGATGTCATACGGAGTTTCCATGTCCTTATACAATCCTTTCAACTGCGATGCGTCGCGTTTCTCAAACCAGGTTTGAAACCCTTTATCGGATAGGGCGATCACATCATTCTTGAGTTCGACTATCCTTTCGAATTGACAACACCTGTTAAAAAAATTTTCAGCCATGCAAAACCCGAATAAAGTGGGATCAGAAAATTTGTCGCTGTCGATGAAATTGTAATTTCTACTTTCGTACGAATACAAATTTTCCTGCAGTGAGGGTTTCCGTTTTGGAATCGCCTGCGATCTAACGTAGTTAAACCCGCTGTTGAGTGGACACAGACTCCGGAGGAGCTGCGTCTGTTACCACAACATCATCAACCCCACATTCAAAGGGGGAACTCCTCATTTCGTCCGAAGGATCTCCATTGTCACCGAAACCGCAGCCTGGTAAAACATCATCTAACCAATAGTTGATTATTTCGATCGGAGCCGAACATGGTTTAGACTTAAAATTGTCTGCGGCGCTAGTGATCCCACTGATGCTGTACGTGTGTGATGTATTTGTATAAGGATTTTTCCTAAATTCTTCACAAATATTCTTCATTCTCTCTAACTCAACGCACGTTCTATCGGTGCACCTCGCGCTTAAGACGTTGTACACTAACGAATTGGTATGTCTTGAAAGTGCCACGACGATGTGGTTCATGGACGAAAAGGGGGCATCTTCCTGAAATTTCAATCGCGTTAGTGAAACGCTCTTATATGTTTCACCCTGCACTTCATGCACGGTATTCACTATTGTTTTAAATCCCCGTTTGTCCATATAATGTTGCATACGGTGCTTCTCTTCTTGAGTGTATGTCAAATACTTGAAGTCCCCGTCGACTTCGACATCTTCCTCACACTCAATTAACTTGATGCTGCACGAGCTCGCTCCTACAGTCTCATGTTTAACCGCTGCAATTTTGTTATTATACTGTTTGCTCAGCCATTCGCAAACATCCCAAGGGCACCTGAACGATTTATTCCCGAATACTCTGGTGGAGTCGTCGATGTAATCATTCAAGTCACTGAATCTGCATGATTCAAGTTCACCTCTATGAATGTAGTGAATTTGCCGGCTGTCTCCAAACAGCAAAACAGCTTTGCACCTCGTCAAATCTATGGCCGCGATAACTTCACCTGCATGCACCATAAAACATTCATCGACGAGGAGGAGTTCGCACCTCCTGTCGGGAGTGTGCATTAGGAATGCGTCTATGGTGCTCACAAACGGTGCCGAGCTCAGACACCCACCACCGTCTCTAAGGTCGCATTGCTTTACCATCCTCTCCACCTTATCCGAAATCTCAATTTGCGAATTCTTATTCGCAGTGAGGATGAGGGTGTCCACCATTCTGAAGCTTTTAATAAAAATATCAATTAAGGTGTGCGTCTTTCCTCCTCCAGGGGGTGCTTCATATAACCGCACCTTAGCTCCTGAATTTTTGAAGTGGAAGCTACCGCCGCTGAACGACCTCAGAAAGAGATTCTGTGGTAGGAAAGCTATGTCGTCATGTAAAATGACTTTGCGGCCTCGAGCGTTAGCGTCTGTAAAGGGGATGAGACCATCAGAACAGTAGCAATAGCTATATCCGTGTTCTTTGTACACTTTTTCCCAACTCTTAAAAAGAACGCGGTTCTTCAACTGCATTTTCCTACTAGTACCGTCGTACAACACCAACTTGTTGTCTTCGTTACATGTGAGGAGTTTACGGTCGAAATTAAGAGTATTCGCCTCCTGAAAATATTTCATACATTTCACGTAAACTTCGAAAAGGGATACTTCTTGCAAGTAATAGAATTCACGGACGCTATTACTCAGAGTGCAACCTTTCCCTGTGGCCATAGTATACGGTGAAGGCGTTCCTACACTTAAATTCAAAGATTTCAGATAGGCACACTGATACGACCCATCGTTGACCTTTTGTTTACGTCTAACGACGGCGTTGTCGTTTCTTCCGACTTTGGCGTCATTCCCAACTATTTCCGGGAGGAGCCGTTCGGCCGTCTGTACGAGATCCGCTTTTTCGGTTTGGTGTGGCGCGTTAGACGACGATTCAGCAACTTCATGCGTAGGGACGGCGTCGATTTCTTCATCGCTGTCGCTCGAGTAAGACTCGACATGCTGTTCTTTACCCTTATCAACCGAGCTCTTTTGCACTTCGATTTGACTTTTATGTGCGGAGCGCGTGATTTTTGATCGTTGCGACTCTATATCGTTTAAAATTTCATTTAAATCTATCACGTCGAAACCCCCTGTGGCTTCGCTAACCGGCACCGCGGTGAAAGACACCCCTTCTGCATTACATTCACCGGCGACACGGTTAAACTTAGCGAGAACCTTTTGAGCACTGACGCGTATGAAATCCGCAAGTCCCGACCCGTACACGACGTCAAGTGATTTCATCATAACGATCACGAGCTGGTCTGGGATCGCGATGCCCGTCCCAAATCTGTCAAAGAAGCTCTTTATGCAATCGAAAGCTCTTTCTTTGGTTGGTATTTCGGAGAGTATCAGCAATTTTGTGTATATTTGATCCCTACTCAACCAAGAGATGAGGCATCCAGCGAAGGAAATGAAAAGTGAGTCATGGAAGGCACACTCCAGAGAGCGTTTGAAGACCCAAATCTTAGCGAGGTGCATTATCACCCTCAAAGGCACTTTCGAGAAAGCGACCTTTCCCACCGCTTTGACGAACCAACTTATAACTGAATTGCCCATCCCAGCGCCATTTAGTCCTGGTCTCGTCGAAAATTCCTCTTCGTCGCTAAAATCGAAATCTTCCGATAAAGAGGGTTCCCCACCGTTCTTCATGCTACCTCTAGGAGCAGCTACCCGCGATATCTGTTGATATTCGTTGTGCACGAAATGAAAAATGCGAAAGACACCGCCGACGATGTTATCTGACAAATCGACGATAGAAGAGCATAACTTCACCGTATGTTTAACGAGGAAATTGTTGCTTATCTTTCCTGCGTTGTCTCGAACTCTCAATAATGGTAATTCGATGCACCTGAAACCGAACTTGTTGTTAAAAATTATCAAGTGGTCACACGTATTGATGATGGCGTCTTCGTTTCTGAAGAGTCGCATCAAACGTAAGAAGGCATCCACCTTCGACGCGGTCTTGAGCAACACAGCCACTGAAGGGATCCCCACCACAGCCAGCGAACTGCCGCACAATTCAGATATGATGGAAATGAGAAGACACTTCTTGATGAACGAACCGCCTCTCGCCAGTAGGTAATGTATCACCTCACTTATGAGCGACTGACACCCGACACCACCACGAAGACCAATCGAACGACTGAATTCTTTCGCATGAAGTGTGTTAGGGTCTGCGACAGCAAGAGTGTTCAAAATCTCCTGATGATCCGATTCGAAACTCTGGGTAACCGCCATGATATTGTCGGAATCGCTTACGTCGTCGTCGGACAAATCAGAGTGAAACTCATAATACACACCACCGTCGCATCTCTCATTCGGTCTGATGTCCACGTACGTCCCGACACGTGGATTGGTTTTCAAGAAACAAGCTTTCAAACCCAACGAAATAACCTTGCTCTGTTTGATCAAGACTATGGGTGATTTAGCACCTGTCAATTTCGAGGTGATTATACCACACGAGGCGTCGCTATTACCAACGACGAGTCGAGTGATGTAAGACATCGAACGACAGACGTTGCGGATTCCTTTTAAGACCTCTCTCAAAGCCTTCGGGAGCAACCCACAATCAACCAACGCTTTACAGTAACTATCCATTTGATTTGTTAACCAAACAAGTATATTGCTGCTGTACCATACCGCAATTCTAAGCACGAATTTTATAATGTAGTACAGCGAAGCGCCGATATTCAAAATTGTGTTGGCGTACTTCTTACTTCGCCAAGTGCTGCACACGGCTAAAAAAGAATCGATAACCCCGCTTATATCGAAGCGGTGGAACGCCTTGGCGTTACTCGATAATTCACGCAAGTGAGCAACCATATCGGGGAAATCTCTAAAAAGCGCGAAGCATTTCAACCCGAGGAATAAAACCCCTCCGCTTATGATGGACGAAGCTTTAGATCCACCACCCAGACCTGGTTTCTCCCCACTTTCAGACGCTGCGTCTGAAAAGTTGTCATGCGCGTCGCTGAAATCTTCTGTGTCGAGTTTTACACTCGTTCGCACGAACGAAGTAACCCACGAAGCACCTTCTGCTATGTTTTTAGCGATGTTGATGCAACACTCTTTACTTCGCTCTTTAACGTTTACGCTGGGTACCATCTCGTGGATTGTGTCTTTAACCAGTTGTTTAAAGTATCCGCTCAGATTCACCCCTAGACGACGACACTCTCTTCTAAGGTATGAAATTAATGGTGAATCGATTGCGTTATGATTGTAGTATCCTGCATAACACGATTTTTCCTCATTCAAGCACCGCGATACTACTTTCCTGAATAAAGTCACTAATACACCAGAAAGTGTTAGTACCCCGTCGCTCGATATCGGAGACGTTCCAAATACCAGAGCTTTGGAGATGTAGTCTGTCATCAGACTCTTCATCTGCGAATCTAACAGCGTCTGTGGTTTCTCACCTTGGCAGACACTGAGGGCGCAATCGATGATCACACTAGTTGTAAATTTAGCTAAAGTAGTGCGATAAGACTGACCACCTCGAAGATAGCAATACCATGCGCTCAACATCTTCGAGAAACATTTCCCTAGAAGCTCCACCGAGATAGAAATAGTATCATCAAAGATGAACGTGTTTAATACTATCGACACGAGTTTCCTCAACTTCGGGGCTAATTGCAACGCGGACATCTCTTTCGCTATGTTCCTGAGGCAATCCCTGATAGCCGCCGGAGTTGTGATAACCAGACTGGAAAGCCCTGATATTAACCACTCCAAGACACTGGTACCGACCCCTGAACCTTTCAAACCGCCCATGTCTTTTCCTTTACCACCTGGATTTCTAGCATTCGCAAATCCATTAGCTGCTTCAGCAGCAGCGATGCGAGAATCGATTACTTCGTCTGCCGCTTCAGTGATGACGTCGCGTTGCAGCGAATTTTGCACCAATCGTGATGCTTGCCGGGATATGAAGGTGCTTTCTTCATCCTCAGGTATCGATCCTTCGCCTTTTAACCTTACTTCTAGTACGTACTCAGCGTGGGTCCCTATAGATGTGATTAGGTCGCTAGCTTCTAGAAAATCGATGTCGAAGGCGTCTTTGCACACCCTTTTGATTAAATCGGTGAACCTAGATCGGAAACGGAATTTCATGTGTCTGAGTTTCTCAGTTACGGCGTATTTGACCATTGCCAACACAGACATTTCATTCACAGCGAGTGCTATCTTCTTAGAGAAGCATTCCGCCGTTAGACGCGAGCGAACCCCAGCTGCCAACATAACCGCTGCGAATGACTCGAGTTCGCTGATGTCTAGGTGAACGTCCCTTCGCACTATTTTACCTGAAATCACAAGCCGAGCTTTGGAGTTCTTAATGTGGTTCCACACATAATCGAACGTCTTGGAGTTTACATTCTGGCAAGCGTTCACTGTGAATAAATAAATCTTCTCGACGAAATCAGAGTCGAGATAAAGAAAATCCGCTCCTGGGAGGCAGCACCTCGATTGCCTGTCGAATCTTGGGATTTTCACTTTGGTAACTCCCGGATCCGCAAAAGGGAATCGGAGCAAGTGAGTCCCAACATAATTAGGGCAGCGTTCGCTGCGTGTCAATTGATAGAAGTTGACGCCGCACCTAACCTCATACATTTCAAGGGAAAATAAATCTTTCCCTTCTGAAAAATGTGATGTCTGCATAAACCGCATCAACTTCGAGAGCGAATGGGAGTACGTCGTGTGACCGAAGAGATAAGTCACTCTGTCATCACCCCGACTGATTATGACGTCGACTTCTAAAGTGTTAAGCCGAAAGGCATCGCGATCCGTCAGGAACTCCCCAGGTGTGATCAAGGAGAAAAAGAAGACATGCGCCCCGCGAGACTTCATCGCCTTCGCCATATCATCGAGACTCAGATCATACACTTGTGTCGCCACCATGCACCCAGTTTGCACGTCGCAGTCGGCCATCATCTTCGAACAAGCTGTGACACCACACCCCGCGACGGCGACTTTGTCGTAGAGGCGGTGAGGTAGTGATTCAGTCGTAAGAATCGAGTGTTCACGCAGTACCTTACGTTGCGCGTCCTTCAAGTCACACACGGGACGACAGATGTGAACCCCACTGTGACCGGCCATCATGTGATATTTAGGGCAACCCCCTATGTCTACATACTCGCGACCGGCTTTCTTATTGTGGAGAGCGTTCTCAAGCAACCTGCAAGAAGCGGCTATGGAATGGTTGGAGTGCGTCGAGTGTGTGAATTTTAGGTTGAACTCCGGGAACGCGTTGACTAAACACGCCTGTTTCTCTTCACTCAACTGGTAAGGGATCACTTGTTCGGGGCGCTTGTTGCGTTCGTTGCGAGCCGCCTCATTCACCCTAATAGCTTCAGTCTCGACAGACTTTACCAACAAAGAATCGCGACCGGCTCCAGACCGAGAGATAGCGGTGGATACCGCTTGAAGCAACTCTTGGTCCTGTAGCAACGAAGGGGTGGTTTCAGTAATACCACCTATGACTTCACAACCTTTGAACGCGTTCACGCTCACGATCGTGGGGGAGTCGATGTCGCAGTGGAAAAGCGTCTTCGATTTGAAATACCCCCTCAAAAATTTAGGCTCTTGTAGCCCCAAAGATTTGATATAAAGTTGTAAGCACTTTAAAGTGGGGAGTGTGTGAAGAGCTTTAATAGCTTTACTAGCGTCAAACTGAATGCCCCATCCCACGCAACATTCAAAGATGTAGTGGAGGTAACAGTGACCGTACTGCGTTTTAGGTGCTCTCGCGTAATTCTTCAAGTTGGTCACCTTCAAAACGACCTCACCGAAGTGAATCACGTACTCGGATGCTTCGTAAGAAGTGGCACATGAGACTCCGTTGTTAAGCTGCAGGTATGCCACGGCCTTCTGCTCGCGGACGTAGATGGTAACGGTGGTCCCACAAACATTACGAAACTTGTCGTAAAAAACACCACCCCCTACGACATAGTTCTGTAGGTACTTTCGCACGTAGCGCAGAAGTGACGTTGAGTCCTCAAAGTCAACGGATTTACAACGAAAACATCGTTTTTGTCTCGGTCTTGGCAGTTTTGGGAAATCCTCACCACTCAGGTTGTACGAAATATTATTCGCGAAGTAAGTGGTGGTGGAGTTAAAAGGAGAGGTTTCACTCGAACCTCCGACCCTGACGTCGGGTGCGAGGTAAAAATAATCACCGCCCCGATGACAGTGGAAGACGCGCCCGTTGAAAGAACCTCGGGTCGCACTTCGGCAAAGATCGTCAGAGATTTTTTCTGATAAAAAGTCGACGATTTGCGACATCTTGGGGTAGGCCCCCAAAGAAAAGGCGCTTTTAAAGGGGAAAGCGCGTCCCGTGTGTAGATTGACATCGAACAGGTGTTCGATGTAGCAGAATCCTTCAGCGGGTTTCTGCTTTAAGGTGAAGCTAGAAAAGTCACCGGTTTCATTGAAAGCGGTGAGAAATTTTGCATACCTAGGGGCATGCAGTGAAAAGATCTTTCTTGCACCCCCTATGGTGCAATAAAGCCGAGCGAAGTCGCCGACCGCTGAGAGGCGGATGGAGTCTTCGCCACTCCTGAAATGATCATAGAAGGAGTGGTGTCCGGCATAGAAGGTCATAAGGTAATCTGTTACCTTAGACAAGAGAGTTGTACCCTCTGGGAACTTTCGACTTCGGGAGTTTTGAAGGAAAGGGAAGGCGGCGACGCCGCTAAGATCTTGCAGCAATGTCTCTTTGACGCTGCTGACTTTTGAGGAGGACTTCGATTTAAAAAGTGTGGTCCTCTCTGTTGACGTGGCTGCATCGTGCCACGCGGCGGTTTGTCTTTTGAAGTGGCTCTTGTGCGACTTCAAAGCAGAAACCCTCTTTAAGGGTTTAGGGGTCGTCACCGGGGATGCGGTGTGAACCCGTGGGGGATCGGGGGAGGAGCCCCCCGAAAATTTTTTGCTACCCCTCTTTTTGTGCAGAGAGAGGAACAACTGTTTGTGCGATGAGGAGCGCACGATGAGTCCCTTAGGATCAAAAAACCTCGTAGGGACGTATTTGAAACGCCCTACGAAATCTATGATCCTATTCCTCGTGATTAATTTCATTTCGTTTCGTTTAGAGTTGACTAAACACAGGGACTTTACACTATTTAAATACATGTTAGCGAACGTAGTGTCGTCGCTAGCAGACGCGGTGAAGCGGAAGGGACTGGAGAGACTCGGGAGAAGGCGGAGATTATGCCTCCGGTGAGTTCTTTGCCTCACAACAGAGTGAGGACTTTGTACCAACGTGGTTGAGGGAGCCACGCAGGGGGCGGGAGAGAGCGTCCGCAGAGGAGCGCTGGAACTGTGCGAGACACCGCTGTGACGGCGTCTATTACAGTGCGACTCTCTGTGTTGAGAGTCGAGGGCGGGACGGCGGAGAAGGTTAACAGAGCTATTTCTGGCGCTGTTAACGTGAGGAGCGAAGAAGGCTGCCTCTTGGACTGCAAGTTTGGCGGCTTCACGCTGGTTAAGAATACTGTCGCACGCGGCAGACAGGGGGTCGGTATTGGACGGTGGTTTGGCGAGGAGGGCGGCGGTGCGGAGGCGCTCGGCTTCTAAAAGCTCGAGTTCGGCATCGGACGGGAAAGCAACCAGAAAGGGGGTTAGGAGAGACATTGCGCGAGGCAAGAAAAGAGGGGGGGGGTTTGGACTTGAATTTTCTGCAATCGAAAGGCCCTGGTGAAAGGGGGAAGGCAGAGAAAAAGGGTCGAAA